GATTCTACGTGCATCAGTGCCGAACCAAGAAGTTGATCAAGGTCGGGTTCTTCAGTAAAATTGTCGTCCAGTTCTACGCTAATCTCATCCAACTCGTTCCTTACTTTAATGAGGTTCAAAAAGTCCTTTTGTCCGATGACGTTTTGTGATAGTGTTTGTGCGCTCAATGTGTGATCTCCTTATCCTATGGGTTAGTTGGTGGTGGATTATCAAATGCAAGATATGGTGGTGATCTAAAGCGTTTCATGGCCTACCCCCCTGAAACATTGTGAATGGTGGCTGTGTCAGAATGATGGAAATACGCCACCAAATTTGACATACATTCGCAGTGCGCGAATAAACTGTCGGGTCTTTCTTATTGCGTAAAACATTGAGATACCTTACCTTTTCTGTAATACTGTGCTGGTAACACAGTGTTTGTAGTTGGTTATGTGGTGGGTGAATATTTGGGATTACTCTTGGTTTGAGGATTCACCCACCACACTGATATTTACTTTGTAGCCAAATGCTTGGGCTATTTTAATAAAGTTAGGGAGAGTAATGTTAGGCCACCGTTTCTCGGTCTGATCGTAGTTTTGTTGAGATGTTCCAATTAGCTTAGAAGCACCCATATAAGTAAGCCCTGCATCTTCTCTAAACTTTTTAATGTAATTTACTTCAGTCATATTATGTCTCCCGAAATACCATTGTCATCGTCGATTGTAATAACAATATACAACAAGTTGCATATTGAAGTCAAGAAAAAAGTATTATAATACTAAAAAAAGTTGAGGTTATGAAACTCGGAAAACGTATATCATTGTATCGCAAGCAGTTAGGATGGACGCAAGGAGAACTGGCTAAAAAGTGTGGAACCACCCAAAGCCATTTGTCCAAGATTGAACGCGAAGAAATCAACCCTTCATCCAAGACAATTATGAAGATTGCAAGCCTGTTTAACGTGTCTATCGACGAGTTGATGGGTGAGAATGATCGGAAGCCGACGCATGAGATGACTGAGGCGACAGAGATTGCGCGGTTAGTGTTTGCACTTGAGCAAGAAAGTCCGGGTTTAACAGATGCCCTTCGGAGACTGCTCGCCTCACCGTTGCTAAAATCTGAAGATGGGTTGGAGATGATAAACAAAATGATGGATATGTTTGGTCGTAAATAAATTTAGAAAGTGGCACACGCGCCTCCACAGTAATCCCAATGTAACCTCGACGATTAAATGGTGGACTCACTACTGCACACATGTGCAGTAGTTGGCGGATGGTGAAATAATATCGTAAACATTTTGCAATCATGCAACCCTAAAATATGGGAGAGATTATGAAATAAGAATTGTATTATTAGCTTTCGTCGCATGGGGATGTGGTAGCGATAATCCTGTGGCACAGATCACTGAGGGGTCTATCAGCGACATAAGGGCAGAAACAAACGGTTTTTTCTGGTATTCAAACGCAGTAGATGTGCAAGTTAAGTTGGTGAATATCGGTGAATTGCCCATTACAAAGGCCTATAACGTGGACGTATCGGTAAGCCATAGCGGTTCGGTAATAGGCCAGCGCATAGAAATAGTTATTTTAGACATTGCACCTGGCGCATCTGTCCTTAAGAGCATAGCTGTTCCAATTTCAGCATATAAATTTGAATATCAGGGTAATTCTACTGCAAAAATTACGGTATCTGCTGTGCAGTAGTCATAGCTCAGCTGGTAGAGCACCTGATTTGTAAGCCCCAATATCGAGCAAAGAAATACCCCACAATGAGCGTAAATCATTGTGGGGTAACGATATGGAGCCGTCCAGCGGATTCGAACCGCTGACCGCCTGATTACAAATCAGGTGGATAACTCCCCCATATAAAACAACAAGTTATATCGTATTTACCTTGTGGAGTGCGTCTGATTATGACTTTTGCCGAAGCAAAAAGGTCGTTCATCCAAGACCGTGAGATCGCAGGTGTCAGCCCCAAAAGCCTCGAATTTTATCAGTATGTATTGGATAGATACCAAAGGTATTTAAAGGGTGGCACGTTAGAGCAATCTGTGGGTGATATAAGACCCTATTTCGTATCTTTGCGACAATCATCCCCCAAATTGTCTAATAGCACGATACACGCACAGCTACGTGGCCTGAGAGCGTTTTATAAGTTTTGCGCTCTATACCACTATGTAGATATGCCTGACCTGCCGAGAATACCGACACCCAAGGAGTCGCCGGACCCGTTGCCCGATGAAGAACTTGTAAGAGTCATAGACCACCTGAGCCGGTGCAAGGGTTACGATGATCGACGCAATGGCACAATAGTAAGGCTTATGTTAGACAACGGTATGCGGTTGCGTGAATGTACCAACATAGACATAGGCGATATTCAATGGTCTGATCGTATGGTGCGTATCACTCGTAAGGGTGGATTAGAACAATGGTTGCCCTTTGGTAAGAAGTCTTTGGGTTCTCTGCGTGAGTATATGGCCTTAAGAGCCAAGTATGCCAGTGTTCACGAATCTGCGCTGTGGCTCACAAGATCGGGCTTCAGGCTTAAGCCGAGAGCGTTACAGCAAGCGTTTCAGCGTATATCCGATAAGTTGGACATACACCTACACCCCCACCGTTTGCGTCATACCTTTGCTGTCAACTGGATAATGGCAGGTGGCGACCCGTTCACATTACAAAAACTGCTCGGTCATGAGACTCAGCACATGACGAGTAGGTACACAAAGATTGCAGGTAAGAACATAAAGCACCAACACGACAGGTTTTCGCCCGGTGACAGGTTTTAGTTTGGTTGGTATCTTGCCATCATCTTCCGCATCTCCTCGCGCATCTTCTTCTTCTGTCGCTCGAACTGCGCCATAGGGTCGGGGTCTTTGCCTGTCAATATGTGCTCGATACCACCTTTTTCCAAAGGGTCTACATATTGCCAACGTGTTTTCTCTGGTGTTACAATGCGTCTTGCTATCTGAGTATTAATACCGATTGGCATAGCACCAATGTTCGTACGCATAGCCCCTGAAAGTTTAGACCAATCAAACTCCCCATCGTCGATGACGGATTTGCTGAGTTGTGCAACTGCTGATGTGTTGTCTGCGGCAAGGCGTACAACCTGGCTCATTGCTGGACCGATCAACAACTCAGCCGTAGAGTATCGCCCTTCTGCCATAGCACGTAGCATGTCCACGCCAATACCAAACCCACCGACTGTTGAGATGTTCCACAAGATGCGTTCCCATGGCAAAGCATCGTCATCATCCCATTCCTCGCGCTTCACACCTGATATAACACCTTTAACATCTGCAACACCTTCACCGACAACGGTAGCACCTACCATATACTTAATGGCGTTCTTTACCTTTCGCCACCTTGCAGGGTCGTTCTTTCGTAAGAAGTTCATGTGCTTGTTTAGGAAGTTTGCCTGAAACAATGTGAACGTCTTGAACTGTGTGACAAGGCCACCGAGAGGGCTTTTTGCAAAGTATGGCAATGTCTCTGGTCGTGCCAAGAATTGTGTTTCTTTGGAGAGGGTGTTTGCTCCAAGGGCCAACATCTTATCCCACCCCTTTGGATTTGCCTCTCTGTCCAAATATGCGGAATATGCTTTTTGTGGGTCTATACGCAACTCTTTAAGGGCAAGCTGGGCATCTATATTGCTTGGGTCTTTGACCAATCTCTCAAGGTTGCGGTTGATATATACCACTGCTGTATTTGCTGACCAGTTACGTACCAACTCATCGGTCTTTGAAAACGCCTTTAACCATACAGCCCACTTGGGAAACTCTGTGGTTTTTAAGCCCAATTCCTGCGCCACATTGCCCCTAATTGTCTCTACGGCGACAGCGAAAGAGTCCTCAACAACGTCTTTGTTTGCCTTGCGTATCATAGCAGATAAGCCACGCAACGTATCTATATATCCCGTCATAGAGGCAGTGTTTACAATCTGAGACATCTGTGGCAAAAACGACATGCCCATCTTGGTGATCATTGTCCACATCTTCATCTTGTCAGCAACATGCTCAAAGGCTTCTTGTGTGGAACCGGGCAGGGCGCGATCTTCCAATCCCAACACACGGTCAAAGACCTTTTCGATGAAGTCGTCACCACCTTGCAGTTTGGCCTCAGTAATCAGTGCTCGTGCCTCTTGGTTGAAATTGCCAAAGAGGTGTGCATCCGTGATGCGCTCAGATGCGCGCATGAAGTACTGCCCATAACGAATCAGTGGGTTTACGACATACCCTTCAAGCGGTGTAATCTCGCGTCGTGATTCGAGGTTTGCGTAGCTTCTGGCATGTTTTTTGCGTAAGTCCACCAACCGCTTGACATGTGCCTCAGCATCTGCAACAGACCATTCCTCATTCTTTGCCATCAGTTCTGATATTTGAGATTTTATCCAGTTGGGGTCGTCATATAGCTTGGGGTCGTGGATAAATGGCGCGTACAATTCTCGCGGAGTCCATGGCACAACCTCATCGCCAATCTTTATTCGCAACTCGGCGGCAGTTGCCGCATCTGCAAAGGTGTCAGTGAGTGTTTTTATGCGCTCAATATACGGAATCCACCAAGCAGGAATACGCATACTGCCATCGGCCTGTTCTTTGACGCTTTGTATGTTGGGGTCTGCAATGCGTCGCAAGTCGTCGATGTCGGTAATGAATGTTTTGTTGCCATTGGCATCTGTATAGGTGCGCTGTTCTAACCCATCCATAAAGGCATATCGCGTTGGGCCTTTACCGTCGCCCTTGTCGCTGATGCGCTTCTCTGTGGGGAAAAGGTCACGATCTCTGATCATAACCTCTGTGGGTCGGTCAATAAGTTCTTCGCCAGCATCTAACCCCCTGCTCTCAATCTCTGCCAGCAGGTCGTCATATATGTGCCTGAAATCTCGAAGGGCGGAACCTGTCATGAGGTCGGCAGTTTTTTGTCGCAAGGCCAATTTATCAGACAGTTGTAATGCGGCAGGTTTTCTTACAACGATGTCGCCAGGTTGCATCTGGTATTGGCGATTGCCAACAGACATAATGCCACCCTGTTCGCCTTGTAATACCAACTGCCCTGTGTCCAATTTTAATGTGGCAAGGTCAGCATCTGCTTGAAAAACGGGTTCATATTTGCCGTTGGCATTTTTGCGTATGACCATTTCGTCAAAGTATAGTGGTGATGCGCCTTGTGATGCGTTTTGTCCTGTCTCAGTAAGTTCTAATATCGTTCCCGGCACAAAGTCTTTGGTATCTCTGTGACCATACTGCACCAACATGCGCCCACCGATGGCACGCTTGCCCTCATTGGTAAGGCGATATACGTCACCTGAACGCATAATAAGGCCACGCTCCAACAATTCTTGAGCGTTTTTAGGTTGCGTAGATGTTCCATCCAACATATCCGTCATGTCGTGGAATGAGTCTATGTCTATCAACCCGATCTCATCGGCCTCTTGCATGGTGCGATTACCCAACGCCTTTACATAGTCAGCCATAGAGTCGATGACTTTGCGCGTGTTGTGAATTACCTTGCCAAGTGTATTACTGCCAAATATAGATGGCGCATCGTCGTGCATGAGCAAGAAAGCATCCAAGTGTTCTTCGGATAGATAATCTAACCCTTTACCACGCATAGCAGGGGTGAGTGCCAACCACTCATCAAGTTCGTTAGGGTCTATACCTTTTCTATCTAACAAGGCAAGCACTTCTGCGCCTTTGTCGGAAGATCGCAATACTTCTCGTGGGTCGGTGTTTAGTGTTGTTGCCGCACCCACCGACTTGGTAGGAGTGAAAGCCTTTGCCGCCTGTGCCTTGCTACTCTTTGGTGGGCGTTTGGTATATGATTCTTTAAACTCTTGCGCCTCTTGCAGTTGTTCGCCCAACTCATCGGCTTGATCTTGTTTCTTGGCTATAACTTCAGGAGGTGTCGATGGGTCTTTACGCAACTCGTCGATTTCGTCAACCAACTGTTGGTATTGAGAAATGCCCTGCTCATACTGCGTCGTTATAGGCGCATCGGTGCGTTGTGGTGATGTCGTATTGGGCAACGGTTGTGCGATTTCGGTGACTGTGCCATTGTCATACAACTGCTCATAGGTCTTTACATTTGTGACCTTGCCACCTTCCTCATTGAGGCGTTGTACCACCCATTGCCAATCATCTACCTCTGGACCCTTGGCCTTTTTCAACTCTCTCTCGGCAACCTCTTTAGCCGTAGAGATTACTGACGGGTCCCAACCGACAACCTTTTTGCCATTGTTCTGTATGCCCCCATGCGCACCACCCGTTGATGTGTGTTGTAAGGCAAACTGTAATTTTGTTTTACGGGCATCTTCGCGCAACCTGTGTGTCTCTGCGTTTCGTGCATCAATCGTCCAAGGTTCTGCTTCAATAATTTGTTTGGGAGAGGGTTCGTCAGCGCGGTTTTGTTGTAGCCAATCAAATAACTCCGGGTTTTTGTCCAAGGTAGTGCGGGCTTTGCCGTAAGCATCGGATAGTTTTTTACGGGCCACTTCATCGTCAAGCGGTTTTGATAACGACTTTTGATGTATTGCTCTCAAGTCCTCATCGTTAAATATTCTTTCGTATTCACGACCTTGGATTTCTCTGAATGTATCAGACAATTCACGTTGTCGCCTTGCACGATCTGGAATATCTACAAGGTTATAGACATTTTTTATGGCATTATCAAATTCTATGTTCGTATCGAACTCTACATTGGGTCGTTGCCCTTCAAGGTATGCGTTCATACCAGGCATTTGTGACTGCGCCATGGCAGAGGCTTGTGCCTTTTGGTTCTGATAAAAACTGTTCTCTACCTCTGCAAGCACACCATCGACACGCTCTTTACCACCGGGCATGTCTCGTGACAGTTCTATGATCTTTGCGCTTTCTTCAGGTGTCAGTCTGCGCCCTTCGGCCTTTACAGCATTGACAATGTTGCCGATCTCGCCATTACGTACCTCGCTGAGATACTTCTTAGGCAAGGCTTCAAAGCCCGACAATAAACCCATCGCCAACGACTGTATCAATACCTGCTCAGGCGTACCACCTTCTGCCATCATAAATGGTGCTGACGATACCGCACCGGCAAGCGCACCTGCACCCATAGTAGTACCACGTATGGCGGCATTTTGTGCGGTCTTGTTGGTAAAGTATGACTTCATCGTATTGGCAACAGTCTCTGCCAACTTAGAATCTGCGGAGTTTAACTTAGCGACAGCACCACCAACAGTAGCACCGGTAACGCCACCCATAAGACCAGCGTAGGCAGATTGCCCGAAGTCTTGATCGAAGAATCCTGTCTCACCTTCCTGTTTTGACAAAGCGGCGTGTGTTGCACCTACTCCCCCCTCTAATAAGACACGTTTAGCGGTTTCACTGCCAACCTTTTTTGCCAGTGCAGGAACGGCTCTACCGAGTATGCGCCCACCTACTCCTGCCAACCCCATCGTGCCAACCAATGAAGGAGCCATACCTGCCAATGAGCCAAGCCCCGATGCGGCAGATTCTACGATGTTACGCGCCTCTGGTTGATTGGGGTCGCTGAGTCCAAGTTCATCACCAAACCCCATAGGCAGTTCACGCATGAAAGAGTTGCTTGCCAAGTCCCAACTGCGACTAAGCGTACCCTCGTTCTGCTGTTCGTAGTTCTTCACATACTCCATAATTTTAGGAATCTGCGAAGGGTATTTGAGCATTAAGTCGTCAACAACGGCTTGTTGTTCAGGTGTAATAGGCATTATCTGTTCACCAATCTTTGAGCAGGGGTAGGCTTGTCGAATCCAATAACATAGACTCTCGTCCCGTTTTTAACATACTTGGCAAGTTCATTAAGGTCGTTTACTTTGTAACGTATGCAACCTGCTGACAATCTGCCACTGTTTAAGAAATTTCCGTCATCGTCAAATACTTTTTTATCTTGGTAGTAGGGGCCATGAAATCCTATATGGTCAAAAGTGTCTCCATCATCACCTAACCCCATCCAATATGGTCCATACGAATTTTTTGACTTTGTTGTAAGAGGGTAAGGCACTTTGGTTTTGATTGTTGTCTCTCCCGACGGTGTTTGTTTTTTAACTCCACCATGCATTATGCCACCCGTGTCTGCCGTTGCTATGGCAAACTGCTTAATAACTTTATTGTCTTTCATTAGGGTAGAGGTATTGGTATTAAGGTCTACTATTACCTCGTATTTACCGTTGGGTTTGTGGTATTTTTTTAACGCACCAATGCTGACAAGTCCTGTGCCATCGCTAAGTATTGGGTTCTTGGCAACCTCCTGTGTTTTCTTGAGCATATCAATAGTAACATCTTCAAGCGGGAGTTCGGTGAAGTCCACCTGTATCTCGTCGGGTTCATCGGCAAAATCGGCTCTGGACATTTCTACTGATGGCCTTAAAGTTTCCATAGGTAAGTTGGTGTACGACATTTTCACATCTTCGGGTATCTCATCGCCCACTACGTCGGTTAATGGCACATTAGGTCGCATCGTTTCTAACCTTAAGTCAGGCGATTTTGGGATGCCCTTATCTTCAGGGATGTCGTCTTGAAATGTGTTCGCTAATGGCACGTCAGGTCTTATAGGGTCTAATGGCAATGAGGACGGTTGCGGAATGTTACTATCTTCCGGTTCCTCAATATATTCAGAATTTGCCAATGGCACGTCGGGACGTTGCCTTAAAAAGCTGAGATTAAAAATTCGCGCAAGAGGCGAGTCTAATGGCAAGTCTGCTCTCTGTGATATATTAGTATCTTCAGGGTTTTCTCCATATACAACCTGTTCAAGTGGCACGTCAGGTCTTATTGGCTCCAATGGTATTTCGCTCGGACTGCCTAACGACACATCTTCGGGCATTTCGTCGCCCACTAAAATGTCGGGGTCAGATGGTCGAGGCTCAAGTGGCTTTTGTCGCATCTTTGCGACGGAATCGCGCATAGTGATAAACCTTCGCACTATCTCGGATGCCCTGTGTGGGTATTTTTCTATCAACCCTCTAAGTGCTTCTTGTTCGGGTGTAATAGGCATCAATACCATCCTGCGCTTTGGCGTAGTTTTTCCATAAACCGATTTTCAATACTTGGGTTTAGTATGCGTTTGCCTTCTTGCAATGCCTGACCTCTTTGGTCCCATTTTAACTCGCCTCTGTCTATTAAGTCGTCAACACGCTTTGCATATTCTTCGTAAGAGCCAATACTTGCGTCTGGATTGATACGAGAGAACAGTGAGGGTATGACGCGTCCGGCAGGTGTAGCTTCAGGTGTGGCAGAAGGAACCTGGGCAGATGCCGATGTGCGGTTGAACACGGCATCCAATGTTTTGTTGATGTCGTCAAGTTCTGCGTCTGTGCCACCTGCGCCCGATGAAGCACCTTCTGTAAGCAGTCGCGTACCAAATACCTGTATCTGCTTTTGCTTTGCAGGGTCATCACCTGCCATGAGCAAAAGTTTCTCAAGCTGAGACAATATGCCCAACTGCTTTTGGACACCCAATGCCTGATTGCGGTATGCTTGGTTATCGTTGTAGAAAGACTTTTGCATGTCGCGGTTTAGGTTGCCTTCGCGTCGCCTGGCCTCTCTGTCAGCGTTAGATTGCCACCCTAAGAAATCTCTCTGAGCATCAGCAAGTTTCATCTGCCACTCACGCGCAATCTTCGCCTGTGCAGAGTCGTGACCAAACTGCTTGTCCATGCGCTCTGATTGGTATTTGTTTTGCTGTGCTATGACTGCGAGGTTTTGTGTGTGGTTTTGTCCTGACAAGTCCAGTTGAAACTGGCGGCCTTTCTCGTTCTCTCCACCAGTAAATGCCTGTTGGTCGTTCTGTAATTCCATGTTGTAGCCATGACCAAACCTCATTCGGTCTAACAGGTTTCTCTGTGCTGTTTCGGTGTCTTGTTGCTTCCACTCCCGATCTTGCAACCTGCGCTGATCTTCGATCTCCTTCTGGCGTTTCAGCATAATAGCACGAGCAATGTTACTACCCGTATCTTGTGCGCCTGTGAACAGGCCATTAAAGAAACTCATATTAACCTCTTGGCATAAATGGTATCGGTAACAAATTGGATATTAAGTTTCCAGCGAAAACCCCTGCTTGCTGTGCGGTGCTTGGCCCCTGAACAGGCATCTGTAACTGCCCAATAGTTCCCGGTGCAACATTGACACCCGACAGTGCTGAAAGCAGTTGTGAGTTGGGTTGTTGTGCATTTCCGAAACGTGTGTTCCAGATGTTCTCGTTCTGCAACATCGTGTTCATATCGTTGCCATACATGCGCTGATCTTCTGCGGAGTTGAACCCTGCATTGCTCATATCCATACCATACTGCGCCTGTGCCAACTGTGCAAGCATCTGTATATCTTCACGCTTCAACCCTGCCTCTGCGAGTGCTTCTTGCAGTTGTTGGTTGTTGAGGTCGAGATCAAAGCCTCTACCTGCTTGCTCTGCGCCCACCTGCGAGTTGGCAATATTCGTCAATGCTTGAACCTTTGCTTGGTCCATACCCGACTCAGCAAGTGCCTTTTGTATGCGTGAGTCTTGCATATTCAGCGACATACCTGCTTTGGCGAGGTTTGCATCGTTACCAAATTGTCCTGATGCGATGTTGCGGTTTAGTTCATTGTTGGCAACCTGGTCTAATGCGCCAAGATTTGCGAGGTCTAAGTTGCGGTTGCCCATTGCTTGACCGAAGTATTGATCTGCGACATTAGACACCGCACCGAGTCCTGCACGTTTTTCTGCCTGACCAGCAAGCTGTAACTGCTCATTAGACATGCCCTGACCGTATGCGGTGTTTTGCAGATCACCCATCAGTGCGGCACGACTTTGCGAGTCCTGTGACCCTGCAATCTGATTACCTGCGTTGAATTGTCCCTGTTGCAGTTGTGCCGATTGTAACCCTTGAACAGCGTTTTGCAATGCGCCCAAGTTCTCACGCTCTACACCACTGACACGCTCCAACGCTTGCAGGTTGACATTTGCCAATGCTCGCGCCTTTTGATCTGCCAATCGCTTACGTTGCTCATTGGCAATGGTCGAGTTAGATGCTCCTGAAGCGGCAAGGGCAGATTCCAACTGTCGCTCTTGCTCTGCAAAACTTTCGTTCACATCACCGACAAGTCCAGAGATCATGCCCTGATACTGTGGGTTGTTTAATACATTGCCAAGTTCTTGTGCTTTGCCTGATGCGGCAAGCAAGGCAGTGTCGATAGAATCCTCATATTGAACGCCTTGTGGCAATGACAGTGCTTGCGTGTTCTGCAATGCCTGTATAGCAGGTTGCATCGTGCCATTTACTGCGTTGGGTCCACCATAATTTGCTACGTTGCCGACACCTCTTTGCACCTCGTTGGTGAATGATCGTCCAACATCTTCCTGCCGTATGCCCGACTGTGCCTGTTGTAACTGTTGCGTGTTGGGTCCAGTTACAGACGTTTTCATATTGCCCATAGCATTTGAAGCATCGGTATAGTTGGCATCCGATATTGTCTTATCTATACCGCTTGCAACATCTTGTGCATTGGTGAAAGACTGTCCATATTGGTTGAAACTACCGACATTGGGCATTTGTGAAGTATGCACGTTGGAGTTGAGCGTACCTGCTCGGCTTTGTGCCGTAGACATGCCATTGGGTATTGTCGGTGCGTTTTGTTGTGTCGAGTTGTTCTGCAATGTGGGCGTGTTGTTCAAACGGTTCGATGCCGCATTAGCCATCTGCATCGTGTTGTCCATCACCTTTGGGTATTGATTGTTGAAATAGTTTTGCAAAGGCAATGTGTTCAACCCCTGTATAGACTGAACGTATTGGTTTACCTTTTCGGGGTCGGTTTTGTTTGCGGTTAGCTGAGTAAATAGTGCTTGCATAGATGAGTCATAGTTCTGCGCGTAAGGCAGTTGGTTTGAACCCATATCATAGAACCTGCTTGGGCTAAAATTTTGCTGTCCACCCGGCAATTCAGAGGGGGATGGTATTCTACCACCGTATTTACCACCTGTTTCGTATTGCCCGACATTAGCACCACTGTTATTCGGAATTTGATTCCGCGTGTTTCCACCACCCAACGGTGGGTTTGGTTGACCGCCGGGTTGACCACCTGTGCTTTCACCATTAACATATTTCATATACCCTTCAAAGCCACCCGACTGAAACGCCGCCAAACCTTCTGGTGTCATGTTTTGCATACCACCAGTGCTGTATGGGTCTTGCGTCATTTGCCCCTGTGCGTTTGGGTTCATTGGCACTTGGCCTTGCGACACGTAAGTAGATGCGCCACCTTGCCCGTTATTGCTTGGATGTTGTGCGCCCCAATTAAACTCGTCCTCACCAGCATCACCGGGTTGAGGGTCGCCACCTGTGTCTGATTCGGTAGGCTCCCAATCTCCACCACCTGCGCCCAATCCCCAATCGGGATTCGATGAACCACCTGCGGTTTTCATAGCAGGTTGCTGTGACGCATACTGTTGCATGCCCTCAAAACCGCCCCGATTATATGCGTCCTGGACTGATGTATATTGTGCAGGTTGCATCATTGGAGATGGTTGGTTAGGTTGTGCGTATTGAGTGGGTTGGTCTTGTCGGTATTGGGTAGGCTGTGTCATATACCCACCCTGCGGTTGTTGCTGTGACTGTCTGCTTGCAAGCCATTGTTGGTTTGGTTGGTTGCCCTGCATGGTGATGGGGTTGAAGCCCGTAGATTGTAAGAAACTCAACGGGTCATTCATAAACTGTTGTGCTTCTGGTCCCTGAAAGCCACCCTGCGCGTTTAGGAACTCCATAAACGCTTGGCTCATACCGGGTCGCATCTGGTTGAGTTGCTGAAATGCTTGGGAAATGTCCATGTAATCCACCCGTTGTTTATCATTGTTCTACCCAACAACGATGGTTACAGTGTATTGATTTTACCCTTACTGAAATATAGGGTAGTTTTATTATATTTTTGGGATTTATCGTAAAATAATTTCAGTGTTCTAATACGAGTGTTGGCTGTGTGGGAACTACCATTACCTTGCCACTTGCAGGGACTCTCTCGAAGTTTACCCATCCATACCCGTTGACCTGTGGGATGAACCCTTTTTCAACACCCCACCCTCTACCCTTCTTGTTTAATGACTCGTCTTTCAAGGATGGTATCTGAGCGTGCCACTGTACGCGTTTATATACCGTTCCCTCGTTAGATATTTTTTCTTGTGCGTGTGGCATTGCCCAACAGTTGTGTGTATGCCCCGTAACAAATACGTCGGCATCAGGATAAGAGGCAGATCGGTATAGAGCGTGGTTTGTGCCTTTTGTTACCGGTGCATTGCCACCATATCCGTGATGCACCCACACCTTTGGGTTGTCGTAGCTTGACGATCTGGACTTCATAAAATACAGGATATACCCACTGTAATTCATGTGGTTGATAACATAACCCGTCTTGTCGCGCAACTTGCCAACAACTGTCTCAACAAGATCAATATCACAGTTTTTCAGTATGGCAGTTTCGTGGTTGCCATCAAACCACGCAATGATATTCTCGGTGTATGGTAGAAGAAACTCGGCAAGTTCATCTATGAGGTTGTTGAGGTAGCGCATATTGTCAGACATATTTCCACCCCTGCTTCTGCGAGGGTCGTTGCGCGTCTGCATAACATCCATCATGTCGCCACCAAAAAGTATGGGGTGTTTGCCCTCTTTGGCCTTTTTTAGTCCACCCTCAAATAAATCTTTCCTACACTTATCACTGTCAAAATGTTGGTCAAACATTACAAGGGTCTTGTGCGTCCATCCTGTTGCGCCTATCTTACCTGCGTCCAACTGCAACGCATACTCGTTGATGCGCTTGGTTTGGAACATTTTAACTCCTAATCGTCCAACTCGAAGTGGGGGAGATCATCAAACTTGTTGTCATCCAATTCAGTATCACCATCCCAATCACCACCCCAACGTAACCTGATGCCCATAGACAATGCTGTTGCCACTACGAACCCTGCGAAATATGTAAATCGCTCTCTGTCATCCCAATCAACAGGACACGGCACAGCATCAATGGCCTGTGACGGTTTGGTGTTATGCTTGCCATTAGGCCACTTTACCTGCGTCCTCCTGGGTGTGGCATAATACAGTGCGTCTTGTTCTTCTTTGGTGCGATGCCCACACGTAATGGTGCAGTCGAAGTGCTTAATGACTTCGTTGAACACGCGCTGTATGCGCTCATCGCACGTGGCGAGTATAGCCTTACTTTTTTTGCTGTAACTTGGCACTAAACATTTCTCCGTATCTCACCACGCAACTCTATGAGCATATCACGTGTCTGGTCTTGCTTGGCAAGCACCACATTCATCGTGTTGACGTTTCGGTTGGTCTGTTCAGTAAGGTCACGAATGACACTGGAAAGTGCCTTGATCTCTGCCGCTATATCTTTGAGGTCGTGCGACAGGTGATTGGTGACGTGCTTCTCTATGTTGGCAATCTGCTCTTGTATATCCAAATCACTGACCTCGCCACGATTAAGATATTTTATCTCAAGAAACTTATATGTAATGCCCAACACAACGAGTATCAGGATAAACCGAAATTCAGAGGGCAAACCAGACATTGCCTCTGTCAGCCAAGTCAAGTCCATAGCCCTACCTATTTCTTTACGAGTTTTTTGATTGCGCCACCGACAACGTCAAACAAGATGTCATCATATTTTGTTGGTGTCAGCTTCACAACTTTCTCTGGTATGTAAAAGCCGACAAGCACGTATTGCCAGTTGCTCAACAGCCATTGCTCAATCATCATTGCCCCCGTTTCTTTATGCGCGGTATACCAATATCCTGCATTGGAACCACCTTCTTTAACAACTCGCCCTTAGCCTCGCGCTTCAGCGTTTTTACTGCCCATCCACCAAGTTTTTTTATTAAGCCAAATATAACGCCCCCACTATCTGACCACTTACCACTGTAAACTTGAAATGTTTACCTCGTGGCTTGGGCTGTGGAGCCTTGAGCATTGGCTTGCCCTTTCTCTATAATCGTTTGGCTATTACCACAACAACTTCACCAATAAATTCAATAGCTTCTTTCGTGGTGAAGTCCGACTGTCCATCACCGTCTGTATCAAGCTTCTCCTTGAACGATTTAAACAATGCCTCTATCTCATTCTTGCTACCACTGACAGCACCTACCACTTTCTTTACGCCACCAATGATTGGCCCTGCCTGTTTTGCTATGCCAATAACTGCTCCAAGTGCTCCAAACATTACTTACCTGCTTTCTTGGGTTCGTCTGCAACTTCAGCCTTTTGTGATTCTTCGATGCCATCAATCCTACCCTTGAGATATGCCCATTGAGGATCAGATCCAAGTAATTGATTTGCTCGTTCTTGCAACTGTTTCTTTAAGCCATCTACCACAGATGTATCATTATTCATTTACTACCTCCCATGTAAGATTAATTATTCTACCACAGTTTGAATATTTGTTGCGCCAATAGCGGTGAGTCGTGCGACCATCTGAACCTCTGCATCTGCCAATGGCGAGAGCGTGAAGTCTGGTGAGTCGCTCGATACTGTCTCCCATCCTGTATCACCTTGCACACTGCCATCTGGCATCGTGACGGTGCATCTGTATACGAGAACTGATTTGTCTGCTGATTCTATGTGTTCTGCTCGCGTCACGGCAAATTCAATGCCTGTGAGGTCTACGCCTTTGTAGACGATGTCTGCTGTAACTGCCATATTATGCTCCAATCTGAGGGATAAGTTTGCCACGTAATTGAGGCACGTTTTCTTCTATGCGTTCTGCCATATCCATAATCTGTGTGTAGAGTTGCCAGATTGCGCCATTTTGCAACTTCTGTAATTTCGTCACACAATACAGTGGTTTGTCTTTTAGTGGCGCACCAAGTATGCCAAGTTCAACGAGTGTATCTTCATTGTAGCTGACGAAATTATCCCACTTATCTTTAATGACGCTCTGTGCGTTACCCATCGTAGAGAAAGCGCGAATCAGTTGAGCATCTTCATATTCATCGTATTGCGTCACCATATTTGTGCTGGATGTGCCACCATCTGCGTATAAGTCACCTTCTGCATCGACAATAAAAACTGAGCCAACACCCCCATTAAATACTGAAAAAAGATTGGCATTGGCTCCAGGCCCACCAATCGTTGTGCCATTTTTTTTCAACGCTGTCACGCGCACAGTGGATGACCCACCTGTCGTTTTTGTTGTGCTGTCGTTTGTATGGACACCCCAAAGATTTAAAGCAAGATCATCTTCGCTAAAACATTGCGCCTGTACGCCACCGCTGGTTAGTGATGTTTTTCTGATAGAAAAAAATGTATCTGTTTCTGTTGTGTCAGTAACACCGTGAGCCATATCACTACTCTTCAGCGCAAATATCTCATTATCATTCGCACCTTGATTGATCGTCAAGCCTTGCGTCATATTCGCGTTGGTGGTGTCGCCAATGAACACGTTGCCAGATGTGCTGATGCGTAATTGCTCTGACCCGCCTGCCCACAAGGTTAGCGGTGTATACCCTGCTGTTGAATTATATGTAGCTTCAAGAATACCAATCGTTCCGCTGTGACCCATACGCAACCACGCATCACTGGCAGACGCTTCAACAACGATTCCGTATGGGTCTGCTGTGGATTGTTTCATAGACAAAGGCGCAGTTCCTATCGGAGTTTTGCCAATCCCCACGTTATGACTTGAATCAACAACCAGCCCAACTGTGGCGTTTCCAAATTGGTTGAAATACAATAAACCTTCTGAGTCGTCATATCCTATCGTTCCAACAGGGCCACCAGATTGTTCAAGTCTGAGCTGTAAATCATCTGTTGCGCCAGTGCTTTTTAACATTAGCGTAGGCGCAGAGCCGTGAACCTCTAACTTGTATGAAACTGGTGATCCGCCAATCCCCACGTTGCCAGCACCAGACCCCTCAAGCATCATTGAAAATGCCTCGGTCATACTATTTGTGCCCGTTCCCGCACCACCAGAATATCCCATTCGGTAACGAGAACTGCCTGCGCTTCCTATTATATCAGCAAACCACGTTCCGCTTGAAGTATTTTCCATTATCTGGCCAACGGTTACTTGACCAGATGTGCCAGAACCTTTTATATGGACTTTTGCAAGGGGGTCGTTATCCCCAATCCCCACGTTGCCAGATGAGTTGATACGCATTGCTTCCGCACTCGCCGCACTATTTGGCCTCACAATGAAGGCCAAATCCATCTCGTAATCTCCAGCTTGCCTTATGCCAACAATTCCAGCCGCACCATTACTTGAGTAAGCGGTAACACGATCCATAAATGCAATACCAGTAGCACTACCAGCAGTGCCATCAGTGTTCCAAAGCATTTGATCTGCCCAAGTTTCAAGATTTCCTGCGGAGTATGCAGTTGCTCTTGAGTTATGGATTTCGACTTTTCGTGTGCCAGCTGGTGTGCCACCAATCCCCACGTTGCCATTACTGTCGATACGCATACGTTCTGTGTCAGCAGTTCTGAATTGAACGAATCCACTCTCTCGATTAATTACATATAAATCGTTGCCACTTTGATTGATTAATGCGCCATCAGAATTTGTTGTGCCAGTTGTGTTGTTAGTGAGGTGGATGGTTGCGCCACCCGTTGTGCCATTCACATTAAAAACCGAACTGCCAGCACCGTTTGCTACTGCTGTGCCATTAAGACTAAACAAGGCGTTATTAACCTGTATAGAACTTGATCCATCGTCAGCACTGATACTATCCAGCGCAATGTTTCCCACATTGGTAATATTGCCATCACTCGCGTTCAAACTCGTGACTGTCGTAGCACCTGCGCCAAGTGTGCCTGTGGTAGAGAGGTTTTCATCGCCAAACGTAATCGCGCCACTCGCTGATAAGATGCTTCCACTCGTAATCGTTATATCTGATGCCGCCACTACGCTCGTTGTTCCTGCAAGAGTCGTGAATGTGCCAGCGGCAGGTGTTGTGCCACCAATTACGGCATCTACTGTTCCTGCGTTAATATCTGCTGTCGTAGCAACCAAACTGCCAATAGTGCCAAGTGCAGTGATGTTCGGCTGAGATGCTGTTGCCAATGTGCCTGTGATAGAGGTATTGGCAACCAGTGTCGTAAATGTGCCAGCACCTGCACTTGCACCACCAATCGTAACACCATCTATCGTGCCACCGTTGATGTCTACGGCAGTGAATGGCACACCTGCAACAGTTCCAAGTGCGATTACGGTTGTACCGTCTAAGATGTCTGCAATGGTTTGTGGGTTTGCATCAACCTCTGAGCCATTGATAGCATCCCCGGTATTGTCTTTTGCGGAGTTGTCAACAAGTTGTGCAGATACGGACATAGGAAACCTCTTTAGTAAGTCTTGTTAGTAAGCACCTTAGATGCTATGGTGATACCGCGCAAAGTATATGTGTTGTATGATTCAATAAGGTGTGCCATACCCAAAGCACGTTGAACAGTTTTTGGTCTTATGCGCTCACCCGAATACCCTGAACCGCCCCACAGTGCAACACCCCACTGCCCGACACCCCACCCATCTGCGTCACCGACCCTTGCAAGGTTTTGCGTGTTAGAACTTTCTGGTGATGGCATAGAAGGTCTGAGCATGATCTGTCGTGATGTTACTGTGCTACTTGCAGGGGTTTCGACAGATACGTGGGAATGACCATACCGCTTCATACGGTTGGGCGCGTTGTTGACATCGAAGGCAGTTTGTGTGCGCCGTGAGAACTTGGCGCCATCCCAATTATCTGTCGATGTATCGAACATCTTATACACCTTGCCTGATGAGTCTCCGACGTATTGGTCGTATCCCGTATTTGATGTGTTGAACACCATACCTGCGGTCATGTTTTGTCTGTCTGAGCGTGTCCACCTTGCTCGCTGTCGAGATCGTGAGAAGTTGCCGATAAGCCAACGTGACGGTATCGTCCGTAACCCTGTGGGGTAGGCAGACCAATACTCCATACGGTTGATATTAAACAGCGACCATGCCGTAGACATGGCATCTATGTTTCTGAAAGATGCCAGTGGTTGCACCCAACGTGCCGTGTTGCGCGTTTCAAATCCTGCAGAGGCAGTAGATGGTGAGATGGCCTCTATGCCGTGTTCACTCCACCATACCAACAAGTTGACATCTGAACCCGTTACCTCAGCAATGGTTTGGTGCGACACACACCCCACGCTTGAGTTGACGTTGCGAACATTCACCTCTGTAAATGTTGATGTCGGTGCTATGCGATATACGCTTGAACGCTTAAAAACAAACAGGTTATTGGCAAATATTGCCGCACCTGTAATGTCTCCATCGTGACCCCTGTAAACTGTCACGCTTCCACCACCACCACCCGTTGTCCAATCTTCACAGTCGTTAGGGGCAGAATAGTATGCCGTAGACCCTGCGAACAACCACAGGCGACCTTGCCATGCTATGGGGAAATTACCCGTAGATGGTGGCGAACCACCCAACGACACAGCACCATTGGAGGTATCATATCGGATGGGCGCGTCAACACCATTTGCTAATACCAAAAGGTTTGCCGTTGTGGTAGCACCATAGAACATCTCTCCTGACCACCTAACACCTGCAGTGGTAGAATTGCCCGTTGCCCTTGCCCCTGATGAGACAGTCCAATCAGACCCGTAGTGCCATATCTTGCCATCTTCCGATGTGGCAACAGCCTTGTCGCCATTGTTGTAATCAAACAGACCTGAAACAGCACCACCCATCGCAGTGCTACCAAGGCGTGTTGCGCCAGGCATACCTGATGGGTTATTTGAGTCACCCTCATAGACGACGTTTAAAGCGTCATATAAGGCATTTTTGGGGAACTTTGGGTCTGTGGATGCGGTAACGCGATAGATGCCCTCACCGTAGTCGTAGTTGGCAATCTCGCGCCATTGAGTAGGCATGTGCTATCTCCGTGCAGATTTGGTATCGAAACCTATCTGCGAGCGTACTTCTGTGCCTCTAAAAAAACGTCTGCCAGTGTATACGCGCATGGCATTACCTGAACGATTCGTCCTATTCTCTCGCGCTTTTACCTTGTTGATATTTTCACGCTTCTTAGCCTCCCAATACATCGCCTTTTGCGAGTCGTCATCCCACATACATGCAGATGCTCTTGCGGCGGCATCAAGGGCTACATAGGCAATGTCTGGTGCATCGTTGCCAAACAGTGTGGTATCAAAAGCACTGGCATCTGTGAAGTTTTGTCGGTAAAGCACTTCCATCACATAGACAGCATCGGGATAAGGCCATAGGATGATCTGGTCATTATCTGATAAGTCGGGAGAGAATCTTGCAAAAGCTGTTGGCTTGCCCCCTGCGTTTCTGTGCCTGTCGCCACCTGAAAGCATAAGTAACTCGCCCAGGTTGTCATATTGCTCTAATGTCTTGCCCTCTCCGTATGAGATATATTTGATCTCGTCGAAGTTTGCTGTTGTGATGGCATAGGTGTCTTGAAAAATATTATAGCCACCTGCCGTAGTAGTCGTACCTGCGTAGGCAGTCTCTATGGTGATGGTGTTGGGGTCAGATACCGGATCAACTGCAGTGATAAGGTATGAGGTGTTATCACCCGTCAGGCGTATGTACATACCTGCTGTGACAGAGCCGAAGTTTTGAGCATTAGCCCCTGCGGATGTCACACTCGTTATGGTGTCAGCACCGTTTGTTACTGCCACACTGCCAGTGGTAATTTTCGCAACAGTGGGCAAGACGGTGCGCTTGAGTGTCCACGCATACTCATCTTCTTCGTTGATCTCTACAATCGTGTTGTTTATTGTCTCTATCAGGTTTTGCTGTAAGAGGTTCGTAGAGGTGAACGCTGTAATCTTCGCCTCACCGATCTCTTTGAGTCCTGCGTTGACAATACTGCCGAGCGTCTTATTGGGCATCTTCTATCCTTAGTTTGCCATCCACTCAACAAAGATGAATACCTCATCGGCGGCGGCGGCAGACAGTGTCGTGACAACAAGGTCGCCAGTGCCACCACTACCAGAGCGTGTCAACCCACCGTCGGTAAGGTTTGTGAAGTCGAGAACAAGTGGCGATGTTACACCCAGAGGATAATAGGCCACCAGTTCATCGGCAGAGTCGTCGTCAAATTCAAGTCTTACCGATATACCAGCAGAGCCATATACGGTAAGTTTCTTGATCTTCAGTGATGTATTGTAAGTGGCAAGCGCAGAGACATCTACGACAACGCTGTCAGTGATATTTGTCGTGTCTGTCCACACGGCACTCCACGCAGTCCATCCATGCTTACTGCTTTGTTTTGTATTTGTGACAGGTGTAGGGGCCGCCATTTTTGCTCCAACGATGAAGGGTAGGGGCTATATGCCCCTACCTTGTGTAATACGGGGTGGGCATAGACCCACCCCGTTAATGATTAAGCCGCACCCGGAGAGCCAAAGAATCCACGAGGGTCTGCCCACCCTGACGACTGTGCGAACATACCAGAGATTTTGTAATCTTTGGTGTCGAAGTCGTAGATATCTTCTGTCCAGAATTTTTCACGGACAAACTTGGTAAGACCATGGTGTGCCTTGTCTGCCGCCAAGAACCAAGCATCTGTATCTGTCAAATAATCCCACACGATGACTTTCAAGCCGAGATCGTGGATGGGGTTAACAGCTTGGTCGCCAAACTGCGTAGATGTAGCACCATAACCACCTGTGATTTGGGGGTTATTGGTAGAGCCGACCAACTTCAAAGCCGTGTACATCAAGTCCGTGGGGACAATGAGATACTTGGGACGGATGGTGATGCGCTTGCCACCACCATCGCGGAAGTTGCGGAAATCCAATGTGGCCTGTTCGAGACTCGACAAGGAGAGATCGGAGGCTGTTGACAACTCGTTGGCATACGTGGAACCATCTTCACGTATGTGTGCGGTAGAACACAACTCAACACCATTGGGACCGGTATAGCTGGAATCAAAGGCGTTGTTTAAGTGGTCTGCCAAGATGGTTTCATCTGTGGCATGAGCACTGTTAGCCAACTCGACACCGAGGTCGTCCATGACACCGTATAACTCGTCACGCAACATCTCACGGGTCACTCGGAAGCCGAGGCCGTAGTCAACGTGCGTGAAGGTGTTGGAAAAGCCTTCGTTGAGCGAGGTGTAGTTGATGGATTGTCCTTCCAACTTGGTGTCCATCAAGCCCACGCCACCCACTGTTTGTGAGTGTTCGCGGAATTGGTTGGAATCTTTCAAGTTGAAGATGGAGTCACCAACGCTTTCGCGGTTGTCCCACTTATTAAAAATTACTTCCTGAATACCTCTCAACGTCACCAGATTGGTGTAGTTAGAGGTGAAACCTACTGCTCCTGCGGGCATAGTATAACCCTCCTAATTACACACCACCAGCGACGGCGGAAAGGTGGAGATTGGCGCGGCAAATCCACTCGGCATTTGCGGCAACGGTATTGTCTTGACGGTTGACGACATCCATAAGCTGGAAGCCACCACCCGTAGTGTTGAGGTCTGAACTGTCGAGTTCGTGACCTGACAACTTGGTGACGGAAGAACCAGCACCTGCGATGTGGTCGATAACAGCGTGAATACCTGCCACGCCACCAGTGACTGTTCCATCTTCTTGCGCCTGATACAACTGGTCGGGGTCATTGGCGATCATGACAGTGGCGGCGGTAGAACCTGCCGAATATGTCAAGTTTGCCCCGATAACATTTACAGACCCTGCCGTAGCAGGTGCGACACCACCGTCTGCTTCACCCATCATAACATCATTGATGAACGACTCAGCCGCCGAAGCATCTTTGGTGAATGGGAAAGCGGAAAGCAATGGTCCCCAAGGCTTGAAGCCATAGGGGGAATCAGCATTAGCCATCTCGTGTTACTCCTTATCCTCTACGGACGTTTAACACTCCCGTAGCAAGACCCCTCTCGGCGGCATGAGCGAGAGACTTCGCAACATCACGGCCTAAGCCTTTTTTGACTGCGGCATCATACATATTACGAGCATGACCCTCAATCTTGCGCTCCAAGTCCTCCTTGCGCGCGGCAGGTGCAGAATTGTTCATGCGAGCACGTTGTTCTGCGTACCTGTTTCTTAGGCGGTTGGGAATACGGTAAAGCATCAAGTCACCCGATTTTACAGGGTTGCCCTGATCGTCTTTAACGGCTTCCATACCGTGATGTTTGAACCTTTCCATATTGTTACCCGACACCCACCGAACACTGGCCCCATCGCGTGTGGCCTGTTTCTTGATGTCGTCGGGAATGGCAAGCGCGTCATAGCGTCCTAATGTTTCGACAATCTCCAAGCCTGCGGCATCTAAAGGCGTTTCTGCCTCGTCCTCTACGGCTGAAATTGCGTCGATATTTCGGGTCGGATATCCGATGGATATACGCGCCATGTGCTTTGCTTTGCCATGCTGTATAAGGTTGCGACGTTTCTCTGCTTCTGTGCCATCGAAGAACTCAGCGTTGCAGACAGGGCAGGTCTGCCCATCCATAGAGAGGTCTACAAACCAGTCTAACGCCTTTTTTGTATAGGCATCTTCAGAGGCATCAATCTCTGCTACTTGTTTAGCCATTTACTGCCTCCTGTCGTTTGCGGACATCTTCTACTACTGCACGTAAGTCTTTGTCGGGCTTGTTACGCAGTGAAGGAAACCTTTTAAGAATTTCAGCATCCCGTTGCAGTGCTGATGAGCCAGTGTCACCTGAAAACCCACCACCGGGTTGTAACGGTGTGCCATTCATGTTTTGTCTTTGTGTGGGCGGTTGTAGCGTCCCATTTGCATACATATTTCCTAACAGCGTGTTTACCAAAATGGGTTGTTGATTTTCCCACTGAGGGTATTGCTGTATCGCCTGAGCGACTTGCTGTTGCAATGCTTGGCCTTGCTCGGCATTAAGTCGTCCCTGTGCAACCATGTTGTCGATTTGTTGCTTGGTTTGGAGGGAAGCCGTAACACCACCGACTCGCTGTTGAACAGTGTTGTTTACCTCGTTCAATAACTCGTCGCGCATACCCATTGCAATCTGTCGCGCCTTTGTCTCTGTGAGCATTTCCATAGCTTCAAAGGCTTTTTTGCCCAACTCGTCACGACCAAGAATGTCTTTGACACGCTCAATGTTTGGGTCGGGCTTTGCTTCAGGCTTTGGCACTTGCTGTTGCTGTTGTTGCTGGAAAAACTGTTGTTGCTGTTGCAATATCTGTTGGTTCTGTGCTTCCAACTGCAAGACCCGTTGTTGATATTGCTTCTTCTCGTCGTTTACTTCTTTGAACCGGTCATAAGGTATCGACCTGCTCTTGTCTCCCCCGTCTGCTGTCTGGTCTGACGCGCCAGAAGCGGTGTCAGCGTTTGGTTGAGTGTTGTCAGATGGTGAGCCTGACCGTTCATCACCGCGTTGTCTGTTCATACTGTTCTCACAAAAAAATGCCGTTAGGAGAATGTTCACAGGATGGGGTAGCATCCCATAAACCGTTCTACCCAACGGCATATATGGTTGACTGTTTAACGCCTGTCGCAAAGGCTATTTAGATTTCTTGCCCCGTTTTACGGGTGTCGTTACTTCTTGCGCTTTTTCGGCATTGACCTTTTGAATCTCCGCCTTGCGCTTTACTTCTTCGAGTTCACGCTGTATCTGTATGTCGAGCCATGCGTTTACCAATGGCATCTTCTCTGCGGCGAATCGCCCCTCTCTCACATACCTCTCCACCCCACCGGGTCCGAGTTTGTCGCAGAGAAGAAACAGTTTACGTGCTCGTCTATCGGTAACCATAAAAGTTCTCAATACATTTTAGTGCCTCGTGAACCTGTCTTGGGACTTGCTTTGGTCTTAGCCAACGTCAAGCCCCCCTTGTTGACATCCGATGCCTTTGTGGGCTTGCACTCCCCACATTTCTTTACTGAAGGTTTCTTCATGGTGTCACCCCCTCTCTGCGTCAAATTTTATCTTATTGGTTAATTTGGCAATGTCCTGTGTGGCGTTCTCTGCCATAGCAGTAGTGACCGCATCAGAGCATATAATGGTTGGTATCTTGTTTTCGTCGAACATGATGAAGATGTATGGTCTGCCCAAGTTCTGTGTCACGATGACCTGCTTACGCTGTGCGTCGCCTACTTTCATCAACATGACGTTTTACCTCTTTGTCGATATGTGCCTCAACGCGCTGTATGCCCTCGATGATACCTGCTTGCACCTTTATCTCGTTGATGTCGTTGGCTTTTGTCTTGGCAATAAGGGCGTTTATGCTGTCAGCCTCCATACGCCTTATATCTTCACGCAACTTTACAAAGGCTGGTAGGTTAGCAATTTCTTTCAAGTTCATGGTCTACCTCTGCCAACAGGTTATCTTCCGTGTCGTAAGACTTCTCGAAACCTTTTTTACCTGCGTGAAAGGCTATACCGTAGCCACCTGTGCGATGATGGGCAGGACATAAAGGTATCGTCCTGTCGTTAGGGCTTCTCTGCCCCATGCCAACACCGCTTCGTAAGTGGTGGATTTCAGGGTCGCTATGCGTTCCATAGTATTTTTTGCAAACGATGCACCCAAGTCTCACCAACTTATCGAACCGGTCACTCATAGCCTTATGGTCACATCGGTGGTGCAGGTATCTGTGGCATGGAAACCTGCTGATCTGTTGCGACCTGCTGTTGAGTATTGCCCATCATTGGGTCAAGTTGCCCGATCTGCGCTTGTGCGCGGTTCATAGGGTCCGCTTGACCATTTCGTCTGTTCATCTGCGCCTGTTGCATCATCATCTGCTGTTTTTGCTGTTTGTTTTGTTGGTGTAGCTTTAAATGTTCCATGTGTGCATCAGCATTTGGTGAACCCATCGCCTTATAAACATCGCTGTTTATATACTCCCACTCTTGTTGCATGTGCTCGTCATCGTTGTCGTTGGGGTTTACAGGTGCAGGGATGCCTGGGCCGAAGTAGTATTGATCCATCATACCGTTTTCTTCTTCTTGCGTCTTAGGAGCAGAAGAAGGTACAGAGTCCGATGAGCCGATAAACCTGTCAGCACCGTGTATGCCGTTGGCGGTAAGGTAGAAATGCTCTGCTTCCCAAATGCGTCGTGGGTCTTGGTTCATTAGTTGTGACGTGCCTTTAAGCCCCATCACGATCTCTGCTTGCTGTTGTCGTTGCGATTGCGAATATGTGCCGTAGTTGGGACCCAATGTGAAGTCGTAGTCGCCTTGCATGATGAGGTCTTGGCGCGACATCTTTGTCTCAGTAGGTACGCGCCCTTCACCCTCTAAGCGTATCGTGCGATATTCGGGGCCATATTGTAATTCGAGTTCGTAGATAAGTTCTGCGATAAAGGCAAAGGTTCTGACATCTTGGTTGATGATCTCTGCCATACGGGCTTCGCCCTCTTGCTGTGCACCTACATAGCCAGTGGCGTGACGTGCGGCGGCTCCACCGCGAGGGTTTGTGCCTAAGAAAAGGTCTGATATGCCCATAACACGCTCAATGAGCGTGAACAGCATCTGTTCTTCTTGGTAGTAGAAAGAGGTGACATTTTGGTGTGTCTGAAAGCGTATGGCGTTGACATCATCGACAGGTATGCCCTGGTTGGGCTTTAAGATCATCTCGTCAGGGTCGAAGCCCGACGATGCTTGGTATGCAAACCATGGCATATTGGTAGCAAAGCCGACATCCAAGCGCATATTGTGGATGGTGTCTAACTCTGCGGAGAGGTATTTAACGATCTCCATGATGCCCATTGAATACCATCGTGTGCCTACTGTTTGGTAGTGCCACTCAGGCAATGGGCGTTTGCCACGGAAGAAGTAGTCGGAAAGAATGAAACCGCCCAAAAACACAGCAGGTTCTGGCGATATGAAAAAAACCACTTCTTGTTCTTCTCCGTCTACTTCATAGGAGCCGAACCATGTGAGGACTTCAAATTCGGGGTTTATCTTGTTCTGTGTGCGGTTGTTGTTGTCTGTGCGCCCTTCGTTGCGGTTCTGGTTGCGGTTCATGCGGTTGTTATCAGCACGACCAGAACCACGACGGTCTTGGGAAGGCTGTTTGCCTATCCACCACGACTTATCTTCACGCGCGTCGTCATCGAACATAAAGGCGTATGGGGCAACACCACCGCGACCTTGCTGTGCCTTTTTGAACATTAGAGAAAGACGTTCCCACTGTCGCAAGATCACCCAATCAGCACCTTTGGGGTTTGATGGGCGGTTAGGTTGCAGGTTCATAGCACCCAACGGGACAACGACATCATCGAAGTCTAAGGGTGTGAGAACAGGGCCACGGTAGTATTCTTGGTCAACAACTTTTGGCTCAGGGGCTTGTGGTATCGGATTACCGTCAGAATCTTCTGCTAATGTGCCATCAGGATTTGTCTTATATGTGACAGGTATCGCATCAGGCATGTCTTGTTCAAGGCGCACCTTCATCGAATCGGTGACGTATGACATCAACCCAACAGATACGCCATGAATACAACGCAACTTGTTCAATCGGTGGTATGTCGGGCGCAAATCCATACGCTTTTGTGACATGTGCCACTCAACAAGCTGTGCCGACTGACGCGCCTTTTCAGCATCTTCGGGGTCGTCGTAATGGCAAGAAACCAATGGCACATTGTTGAAAATCGTAGAAGTCGTCCGAACAGATATGGTGTCCACAAGCCAATAAGGGCATTGGACATGCAAGTTTGCTGAACCATCCCAAGGACCATCACGCTGAGGCAAATTACCACGGAACATCTGCTCATACATTTCGTGGTCGTCATTCATACGTGTGCGAGCAGTAATACCGTCGTCATAAAGACTGGTAACCATCTCTATGATGTCTGCTTGCTCGTCAGCGTCGAAGTCTAATGGTCGTGGTAGTGCAAAATTCATAAAAATTAGTATCCTACAACTAAACCTGATTCATCAATACAGGCCAATGTTCTACCGAACTGGTTTATAAGGTCTTTCCATGCGCCACGTACACACACATTCCAAGAATGGTGAAATCGAAGTGTATCGAGGCTTAAAAATTGCGCTCCTGCCATATCTCGACAACGAGTGGGGTCTTGGTGTTCTAATCGCCACCTCTGTATAATTTCTACCCCACCAGGAAAACCATGGTGGGCAGGCTTTGCTTTAACCTCCCAAACCAGTCCTGTTGGTATTAAAAAATTTTCTTTGATATACTCACGAACCTTTTGCTCCATCGGTGGTAAGTGTTCATCGTTATGAGCGATTGCATTACTTACAAATGCACCCAACGAATTAGTTTTGCTCGGCATGTGGCTACCCCCAATTAGTAACGAATGTTTTTCAGTCATCCAAAATATAGATTGGAATATTTATTATGTCAAATTGGAATATTCAACGCTTTCTGGAATATTTATTCACATACTGCTTGGGAGTCATACCATATCGCTCCTTAAACTTGCGAGCATAATGATACTCACCCCAAAACTTCAACTTACGAGCAACCCAAGAATATTCCTTACCCTTACGGACATACTTAATGCTCTGCCTAAGACGCTCACGTAGAGTAATATCCACAGGGTTAAAGTTGTGCATATTCAAAGCACGACGACGCGCCCACGGAAAAGCACGTAACACATCAGCAATCGTAACGCTTCGCAGGTAATTACCACGCACCCACGACTCCAACTGTTTCATACGCTCAGGAGTATACTTGACAGGTCTGCCAGTGGGATTCTTCGCCATAACACTCTTTCTCCATAATCGGTAAGGCGGCAACGAGGGCATTATTGTGAGGAAATATAGGGATATTTTGTAAGTTGTTGGAAATGCGAGAGATACGTATAGCGAGATGTAAATGGGGGAACCTTAGATTTTCGCTCGCGGAAGAAGGCCCCCCTGCCGTGGGGGAAGGTCGAAATGCGGAGGCGGACACTTGAGAAGTTGTTCATATGTTCACGCCTTCAAACGTGCGTGCATTAGCTTTCCTTATATATTTTATGGCAATATCCTGTCTCAGCCCGTCAAAATGCGGTATTTTTTTAAACAAACTTATAATCCAGCATACTTTTTTGGCCTATTCTGCGCCCCTATTCCGCGTCATAACGAAAAAATGGCGTGATATTTGGCGTGTTTTTGCTGGCATCGCGTGGGGGTTGGCGGTCTGGTTGGGTTCTTCCTGGGTTCTTCCTGGGTTATGGCTGGCGTGTCGCGTGAGGATCTCGCCTGGGTTTGTGCGTGGGTTTGTGCGTGGGTTTTCCGATGTATCGCGTGCAACATATCGAAAATGCAAGCAGGTATGCAGGGCAAGAAAAAAGCCCAAGTGTATGAAACACAAGGGCTTGTGTGGATTTTTAGCCATGGCTAAATTATGTTTTCAGCCAATGCTAATATTTTCGAATTCTGCTTTTTGCTTTTTCTGTGCATTTGGTGGCGGTCTTATGGTGTGCATTATGTGGCCTCCTTGTGCGGTTTTGTTATATCTGGCCTTGTAAATACTCTAAGTGCTCATATGCCCTATATACGGTTACGTTTTCGGTTCGCGCTTCCTCGTAAATGGCCTGGGCGATGGCCTCTAATTCGTCGCGTGTGGTGGCTTTTGTGATGGTGTGGTCCCCTATTGTCCACGCCAAAATAAAACCGTCATCATCTTCCTGGCTGTCTGTTGTATTTTCCAGCCAGTTTTCAGCGTACCAAACACCGCCGCTCTTAGTGTCTGACGCTTCGGTGATGGCGTGTATTTTTTCCTGCAATTCTGCACCTTTTGCGCTTGCATTGGTGTCTATATATCGCCCTCTGTGGTTGCTCCCGTCCCACTCTACGGTCATTAGACTGTGTATTTTGTCAAATAGTGGGTGCAAATCGTCCATAAGGGTGTTAATTTCTGCCGCTGTCATATTGCGGTTTATGGTCCAGTTTAATTCTCTGCCGTGCCATACATCGGTGTCAATTCCTCCCCCTATGTTATAATCTATATCGGCATAAATTTTTCCGGTGTCTAATCTCAACGCGATATGTGCCCCTTGTGGCGTGTTTTGCCCCTCATATTGGTGAAAAAGTGGGTGTAATGGTGCATCATCGCCTGTTTCGAGGTAGTGCACTGTCGTGTTCATTGTATTGCCTCCTGTTTTTGGGTTTTCTCGAATATAATAAAACACTTTTGCAGGTTTCGATACATTTTTGGTGGTGCTCGTGCATTTTCTGTTATCATTGTCTTATCTCCTTATGCTGGGCAAATAGTTGCTATTGGTGTCATGCCATAGAAATATGTTTCAAGGTCTTCTTCTGATGCCACAAAAAACGCGTACTGCTTTGGGTCGTCGGTTGCTGTGGGGTCATATACCACATAATGGTCTTTGCGTGTCTCGAATGCTTTTGCCTGTGCTATTGTGTATGCTTTGCTTCTGGTCATTGTCTTATCTCCTTAAACTTATCAATCAAATACTGGACAAGTGCTTCACTGGCCCGGAACCTTAGCCAGTGTAAAAATTCGCGATCTTGTACACTATTACCCACGTTCAACAGGGTCTTGAGTGTTTTCTGATTTCTGTGTTTATTCGTCAATGTCGCCCCCATATGCGCTTTCAATCTTCTCTCCGCAGTCATCACAATAAAGGCTCTCATCTTCCCAGTTTGCATCATAGGCCACAATTTCAAATCCGTATCCTTCTTTGTTGGCGCACCCTGGACACAAAACACAATTATTATCGTCCACATAATACATCGGGTACAATCCCGGCCAGGCTGTGTGTGGTAGCTTGCCGTCTTTGGTTCTTATTTCGTCAATATTCATCGGTTTAGCCTCCCAATATCCTAATTTGTGTTGGTTTTGTATGTTTTGATTTTATTTTGGGGACCATGTATATGCGCCACAATATTTTTCTTGTTGTTTGCTCCGTCACATAGCAAACAGTCGGCACATTGTAGTCCGCGCGTATAGTGTGGACATAAAATTTCATCTTTCAATATTTGCGCCTCATTCTGAATAATGCGGTACGTCCTATACCCTAAATCGTTGGCTTTTTGTTTTAATTCCGCGCTTGTCATATTGGCTTGTTTCGCGCTTATATCGTCTATGCTTGCCATGTGAAATTTTGCATGTTTGGGGTTGATGTGTTGCCATTGGTGGGTATATCCAGAATGCCCGCTAAAACGTGACACTATTTTTTGTATTAATGTATACGGCAGCAATCCGGTATCACCGTATACACCTAAGCGCAACGGTTTCGATGTTTTTGTTGGGATATTTACTTCCAACTCAACACCCGACTTCCATACGCCATTTGTAGTTATTGGGTTCACATAACATACATTACCCTTCAACGGGCAGGTGCCGCATTGTATATCGCGCTTGTTCTTAATGCTGGCTGTAGGCGCCTCTGTAATGGGTAACACATAGAGGCCTGCCATATCTCCCGTTTTAATGTTTTCTGATTTAGTTTTGAGCTTATTTATTACGGCAAAAATACCTTTTTGGGGTGAATGCCATATTTTAACCTTATCCGCGGTTGTCATTGGCTTAGCCTCCTGTAAATGTGCGTGACGTATTTTCGGCGCATCGTGCGACGTTTGCGCCATTGGCGGATTATTGTTATAATATTCAAGCTGGCTTCCTCCTGGTTGGGGTTGCTGGTTGTTTTGGGCCGGTTCACTATTGCGAGTAGTGGACCGGCCTTTTTTTGTAATTACTGAGGCATCGGTATGAATTTAAAGCCGTTTTCTAAAAAAAACTGTTGTGCGGTGTACATGTTACGCAATGCCCTCGCCTTATTGTCTGGCGTTTCGTTGCGGTCACAATAAACGCGCGCATTTTTCCAAAAATTGTCAACCTGTTGCTGTGTGTTCTGTGCCATAATCGTTGCTCCTTGTTGTATGGTGGATTGTGTTAAAAATCACAACTTGAATATATGCCCTTTTTCCCAAAAGTCAACAGTTTTTCGTGTTTTTGTTTTGCGCTAAGTCGTTGTCCTACAATACATTAGAACGGTTACTTGAACGATTGTTCATATGATAACATTTTGATATGTGGACACAAAAAAGCACCCACGACACTAATGGCCTGGGGGGTGATTCTCGCTAACGAAACTCGCTAACGAAACTACCCATACCACCTGTCGTGTGTATTACCGAAGTCCACATCCCATACGCCACGTCTAAATATCTGCCTACCAAATATCGCCAACAATACCAACGCAACCGGATTTCCACATACGGCCCATATCGCCACCGCATAAAACGCTCTACGTCTGCGCCTGTGCCATAGATCGTTGGATTTGCCTACGTGCATTGGTGGCTTGTTCCACGATGCGTCACCCCATCCCCAAGTGTATAGGAACCACGCTGATATGATGCCACCGATGGTGCTGTATATAATCCATAGGTATAGGTATATCACGATGACTCCTTCATCTGGCGCACAATTTTCGCAATTTCTATATTAGATTTAGCATTTAACCACGCACTGCTTATATAGTTAGCCACTTCCTCAAGTGTAGCGTTGCGAACGGCCTGCTCATCGTTGCCACCTTTCTGTGTCTCGTATTTGGCGAGTGCTTTCTCCACCAAATTTACGTAACCTTCGTGCATTTCGCTCAAATGTGGCATACGTTTTAGTAGATCACGCAACCGCGCCACCTCTGCCTCTGCGAGTTCTTTGGCTTCAATAGCCTTGATCATTTCTTGCTCACACCCCTCTTTGCCACGCAGAAAAATATTCTTCAATCTAATCTCACCCACCAACTTCTCGATGTGGGGGCGCACATCCAAATCTATAAATCTTTTCACGCTATAAGTAACCTCAGGGATAAACCTTTTAGCAGATGCTTCACGCAACTCCCCCATTATCGCGTCAACACTCACAGATTCCACCTCTGCGCCTCCTGTCGATACCATAGGCGGAGTCGAATCGCGCCCATCAGATACATCCTTACTACTTTGTGGTTCATCCTGTGCCTCCGTGTCACCCGTGTCGATACGGGCATAGTGTATGCGCTCACGAATCTTAGCCCTATTGTGAGGCCAAGTCATATCGTAAATCACTCCACAGATATCATTATTCTTCTGCTCCAACTTCTCAATGCGATCACACACTTCAACCATATCTTGCTCATCGTTCTCTAATCTACGCTCAAGTTCTCGTATCCGTGTCTCAAGTTGAATTTTCGTTGCCATCGTTACCTCCCGTTATCGTTTTAGGCTCTGGATATAATTGTTGGCGTTGTCACTCTGGCGTTTCAACTCATCGTTCTCAGCCCTCAGACGCTCTATCTCATCGTGCATCATTGCCGTTTCGTTTTCCTTCTGCATCGCGTTATGTGGTGGTGTTTCCAAATCCTCCACCTCAGACCGCAGACGCTCTATCTCGTCTGCCATTTGGCGGAGCCATTTCCCCATCACCGTGTATGTTGGATAATTGGGCTTGCTTAACGCCTCTCGCACCTGCTCAATGTTCACATCAATCATCGTTGCCCCTCTCATAGTGTGCGCCTGTAAGCTGATTGGCCTACACGCTCACTGGTTTAGTGGTCGGATCCAATATATCACGCATAACTATTATTGTCAATAATAAAGTTGTAAATGGTATATTTTTATTTAAAGTTGCCCCATTTGTCGGCAACAATAATCTTCATATCTCGTTGCATCTGCAATGCTTCGTTGTAGCTGTCGTCACCAAGAAATGTTCTTAACTCATTCGGGTGAACCATCCTTACCAACTCTCTGTCGTGGACACCATGCCCTGTCAGTAAGCCTTTGCCTCCCTCTTTAACATTGATGCTCCAAAGGTCAAACTTGGTGGTATATCTCAGCAACGTATCACCCAACTTTACCATTGCCTCTACCTTTACTGTTGGTACACCAAAGCCTGATGTTCTTATTGGTGGTTCAAGTATGCGTATTATCTGCGGTGGGATTTTCATACCGCTACTGTCTGTGCCGATAACGTGGTAATATTCGTCTACCATAATGTCGCTCAGTCGTGACACTGTGACTTTTTTATCTGGCATTGTTCCCCCTATACGTTTAAAATTTGCCTTTTAAGCATATTTTCTTGTGCGCGTTTCCTTACTACTATTGGTTCTAATTTTTGCATGATAAGTCTGCCCCTTTCGCTCAATCCCCCTTTGCGCTCTAATTTCGTAAACTCTCCAAAGCAAGCAACGATTAGGGTGATTGCGTCTGTTCCCACAGGGTCGTTGTTTAATTCTTCCTCCGTCACACCACGGTTAATCTTTGCCCTCTCGACCGCTTCTTCTGTACTTAATCTTGACCTCTCAGCTTTTAGGTTGGATGCCTGAGATTTTAACACCTCCATGACGTTTTTTAATCGCTCCCTCTCCTTAATGTTTTTTTCATAAATAGGCCCATTTTTCTTTCCTGTTTTTATGATACGGTTTATCTCTGCTTGCTTGCTCCCTGTTTCACATATTTGTTTCCCAAGTTTCTTGCTTGTCTCCAAATTACTATCTAACACCTTGCGTATACGTAACAATTCCTCCGTCATTGTCTACCCCCTACGGTATTGCCAACATGTGATTTCTGCGTCCTTCACGATCTCCAATAACACACAACTCGTCAAACAGTTCCATATCAATGAACGCCTCTTGTCCTGTCGTCCACCGATTCTCCCACAGGCGCAGATATTCCGATGGGCGTGTCTCTGCTCGTGCCGCCGCAAGAAACTCTGGTGTGTGCCAGGGCATACGTGCCACGTGGTCCCAATATGCAAACGTGCTACCATCCACATAACACGGCAAATCTTCCAAGCCTTTCGCCTTGATACCCATATATTCTTCTGTCTCAGGGTCGGGCTTAAGGCATCTCTCATAGATTCCGTACAGAAGGTTAGATATTCCATAATATCCTGCATACGTCACAACTAAGCGCGTTGAGTGTGGTATGGTAGGGATTGGTTGCATTTCTTCCCAAAAATTCTCATCCTCTACCGTTTTATATCCCCATATTTCATCAAACACCACCAAGCTGTTCTGTGCTCCTGCCTCACCTGCGGAGTCAACTGCAAGTGCTTTTATGGTTGCGTAGGGCAGTCGATTTTTTTGGTGGCGGTCTGTCTTTGGGTCTGCTAACTCAATAATATCGTAATTGTGTCTCAGCACCTCATTGTCGTATCGTTGTTTGTTTTTCATCTTCAACCAATCCAGCGACTTATAAATTCTATCAAACATTCGGCCTGATGATTGGTCTTTGTCATTAGCACAAGAATAAATTTCCCCCCCAAAGTGTCGCGCCCAAGCGTAGGCAATACCTGCGGCGATTTCTGTCTTGCCCGACTTTTTGGGCATTGACAATATTACAGTCCTGTATGGCATGCGCCCATCTTTGCGCGGAGTGAATACGTGATTAAGTATGCGCGTCTGAAAATCCTCCAACTTCATGGGTTTGCCCGTTTCTGGTAGCACATAATCATTCGCCAATATGTGGGCAATCTTGTTTTGATATTTTCTTGGTGGCATCCTTAATCCTCCTCCTCGTGCATATTTATTTGTTCGTAATCGCCATAATCTTCGATGACTTTATCGACGTGATACCCACTATTCATCTCTAAGACACCCCTATTGTTAAACATGTAATCGTGTGACCAAGGGCCAAACATTTCATGACCCTCGTGTTCTTCAAGGACTTGTCTTAAATTCTGGTTGCCACGCCGTTTTTTTAAATCGTCTGGTTTGGCATCATACTCTGCAAGCGTAGAAGCATAAATCCACCCCGAATAAGAATTGTAACCCAAGTAATAATTTTTCTTACACGTTTTGCAGGTCATATTACTGTCGCGTCCCATATCATTCTTAGCCTTTTGTTTTATTGTTCATACACTCTAACATCAAGTCTATAACGTCTGTCAGTGCTACCGCTATGTCTTTGATGGCAACTTCGTTCCGACAATGCCGTAGCGTATCATTACCAAGCCCAATCCTGTCTATGTCTTGCATCACCAGATCGCATCGGGTTCTTGTTCTTTCCAGTCTACTTATTACTTCAGAGTGTTCCATATCAATACCCCGTTATCTTATTGGTTGATCGTTCTTCCCGAAACTCATCTCTCGGCTTTGGAGGTTTAGACCTTTCCATCTCTGCCATTACCAACCATATCGCCTGTGTAACCTCTGGCATAGACTCCTGAGTGATCTCCTGACGCGCCACCTTGTTCTTGAAATTGCTCGGCAGATACAGTCTTGGTACGGGTTTGTCGTCACTGCCCACAATTTCCTCGCCCGTATCAGGGTTTCGTGCGTTGGTTGCCAATATGTTCTCTATGCCCCTGTGTGCTGACTCAGCGTGGGGGATTGCCATTGTCCTTACCGATGCTGTCATGCTCTTGTCTCTGAATGTTGCCCATCGCGCCTTGCACTCTGCCCTGTGCATGTCCTTCTGGTATCGCGTAAGACCTTCTAAGCGTTGCAATGCTTGAGACAAGTGTATAGGCTGGTCGGGTGCGATCACCTGCGACACGTAATACCTGTCCTTCAGGGCGATGATCTTGTCAAACAACTCGTTAGCTGTTGCGCTCTCTGCCTCGTCGATAATGACATACACCCTCTCATCGGGCATATCGCTACGACTGTAATACACCCTCTCTGCCAACACACATGCGTAGCCATGCCCCGTCTTTCTGTTTTGCATTGCCGCGTCGGGATATGTAGCCCCTACCCATACGCGCCTTGCCTCTAAGTCGTAAATCAGTGGGTTGCCATCATCGTCGTGACCCAACATTGGCGAGTGGTATCGAAGTATCAGCCCCCCGTCAAATCGTTCCGTCGCTAAATGTATCAAAACAACTCCTTCCCAAAAAATGTCAATGGTCTGCTGTCACAGCTTACAAGCAACTCTTTAGCCTTTTTGCCGTGTTTTTTTCGCATCTTGTTCAATGCTACCTCTTTGATCTGCCTGATGCGCTCTCTCGTAAGGCATAGACGTTTACCTATGGCATCTAAACGCTCACCCATATAGAAGTAGCTGTATATCACCTCTGCCTCACGAGCAGACAACAACTCCAACATCTGCGATATACTTTCACTCATATCGTCATACACATCGTCGTTACAGGGTATTTCTTCTGCATAGTCCGTGTCATACTCCGCACTGCCCCTAACAGGTGGTGAGTGGCCTGTCACAGCACAGTTGTATTGGTGGTCATCCCACCCCAAATCAATAGCACATTCGTACAAGTCCATACCCGTTGACTTGGAATGGGCGATGAGCACTTGGTAGTCTTTGATGCGATTGACAGGCTTATGCACAACAAGGTCTTGTTCCATACACCGCATTATGCACCGATCTATCCACCATCGGGCGAATGAGATAAACTTCAGGTTACGTGACTTGTCAAATCTTCTTGACGCAATAACAAGACCTTCCATACCTGCACCTACTAAGTCTTGCATTTCGACGCTTCTCGCCTTTTCCTTGTGTGCCTCCCAATACATCTTTGCCCTTGTGAGAGCAAAGGGTATGCTCGCCTCTACCAACTGGTTCTCTGTCATATCCTTCTCATCTGCCAATGTTGGTGGCACGTAGTCTTTAATTCTTATCATTGCCTGCCCCTAATAAACGGTTATCACTCTCTGGTCTGCATCGACCAACAATGTCATATCTCCCGACTTGTAAACCTCTAAACCTGTTGGCTTCGTGTCGTAATGCTCTGCCGTTCTTGTGATGCCCACAAGTTGGTCTATGGCGTGTCGTCTGCTCACACCATTGAACCTTTTGATGTATTGGTCTACTGCGTGTTTGGTGATATACCATCGTCCTGTCATGGCAGTGCCAGTATTGAGCGTGAGTGGATGCCTTCTGAATAACTCGGATGGTGGTGGTGTTGCAACGACTCGGCACATGCGTATATCGCCATAGCTTCAGCAATCACTACGTCGATGTGCTTTGTCTGTTTGTTCTTCTTAATACTGAACCCTCGCTCACCGGCTCTTGCCACTGCCCATGAGTAGTGGTTGCGTCGTATCTTATCCGTGTATTGGATATACTTTTTTGACCTCATGTGCTCATGCAACACGTTACTAAATGCCACATTTTCTGATGATTGATTGATCTTTCGTAACAAATGCTCATACCCCTCGTTGACAAGTCGTTGCGACTCACTGATAAATTGGTAGGGGTCAAATGCCAAGCATCCGATACGTTGGTTTTTTAATAGGTGGGTCAATGTGGGCAATACCTGATTGGGTATGTTTACAGGCGGTTCCCAAATACGATGCCCCCACAATACCATACGATCTTCTTCTTGGTACACACCTGCCAATGCCGCCGTGTCTCGCTCTGTGGCGATGTCCAAGCCCAGGTAAATTACAGGGTCACTCATAGCGCACATGTGTTTTGGTTAAATGTGGGGTTGATTGTTGATACGATTAGCATTTCTTCAAGTTTGGCTTGGTGTGTTGGATATGCGTGTGCTTCATCAAATGCTATCCGGCCCTCTAATGTGTGTTGTCTTACTCGCTGTTCTGGATTAACACTCTGCCCTACATACACAATCTCTCCTTGGTTCGACAAAAAGTATAAATACCCCATTGTCATATCATCCTCTACGCGAATCTTAAACATTTCTTTCGATAGCTGTTTTTCCAAATCTTTAATATTCATTCTACCCCCCATACGCTGACGATTGTTCTCGGATTTTCTTTGTCTTGAAACTTTCTTGCCTCCATAAGCACGACTTGAGAATCATCTTTATACACAACCTTGTTGATCGCATCGCCCACAACTTTTACGAGATTGTCTAAGTCGGGTGTTGCCGTTGCTCTTCTCTCTACGTGGAATGTCATCGTCACGCACACTGGACACTCAAAAGGCTTTTGTTTGGCTTGTAGCATTGTTATGTGTGCGATCTGCTTTATACGATCTTCTGCTTTTTTCGTGGCATCAGGGGTGTATGTGGTAGATTTGTTGCCCCTGCGAACTGTGCGTGGTCTTTGCTTGGGCTGTGGTTTGCCCGGTATCGTAAATGTTATCAAGTGGTTTCTCCCGTATCATCCTGTGTGCTGTTTCGTAATCGGTGTCCCATTCCTTCGCTAAAATCCTCACAAAAGGCACTGTCAACCCACGATCTACCAACTTTTTATAATTGCGTGGACCCTTACGTCTGAGCCGATAGTTGGGTTGCTGTGTCAGGTGGTGCACATATGGCGCAATCTTCATTTAAACCTCCTATTCACATACACGATGTCTGGTATTTCTCTGTCGCTGAACAATGCCACCTTGTAGTGCGTGTTAGCGAAATATGCCATTGCTTTCTCAGCGTTTGTTGGTTCGTCCTCGCTCGTTCCCACTTCTTCCATCTCTCGTAGCAACACTGCCCCTGACTGTGGTGTCTGCCTCCCGTATATCTTCACCATTAGGCCACCCCTTCTGTGGATGCAATGCCCCTATCGCTGTTGTCGGGTTCTTCGGGTTTACTATCACTGTTAGCCTCCAATATGTTTTCGATCTGTCCCCATACCCCTGCGCCCATCAAACTCCTGATACAAAACTGACGACGCTCTGCGTCACCTGCTGTCAATGCGTTGTGTATGACGATGCACCTGCGCCTACGTGTCTCCTGTGCATCCATACACATATTTTCTTCACCGTGTGACTTGTTCCACCCTGCTAAACTTTTGTCTGCTCTCGACCAGTCCAGCTTGTCGTATAAGTCGCCTATTGTCATAATTGCCTACCTTGTTTGAATGACTCTATCATTCGTTCACGCTCTCTCTCGTAATACTGCTTCATACGCCACTCCAATCGTTGCACATCTTCAGGCGTTAAATGCGGTGGTTTAGATTTAAGCATCATCCGACACCTTCCCGACTTCCACCAATGAATCCCGTTTTCCTCACCGTCATACTCTATCTTTGTACCCCTGTTACCGTCTGCATTTGCCCACCAATGCGCTTCTGAGCGTATGTCTGGTGGTGTGTCGCTGGCAGTAAGCGCAAGGGCAGTCTTTCCAATCATTCTGGCAATGTCATAAGCCATTTCTCGTAACCCTCCACAGTTATTCTACGCCATCCAAAATTGTCACTTAGTCCATACACCATCACCGTGTCGATGTCGAAGTTTGGGAACACGTAATACGCCTTGCATCCCATACTCTGCGCTTGCTTGCGATACATCTTGCCAGCAAACGTATAACTGCTCTTAGCCACCTTTTCCCAATAGCTGGGCGTTTCATATCGGGGCCACGTTTTCAGGTCTATAAGAGCAACAGGTGTGTCTCCACGAAACTCTACTTGGTCGATGTCGATGACGTATTGGTTAGGATGTCGGACAAGACCTTTGCGCCACTGCGTATATTCTGCTTCTAATAAGTTGCTACGCAATGAGTTTATTATCTGGACATCGTTTGGCATCTTTGTGTCTCCTGACAGATTACGTACCTCGCACAGCGTTTCAAATCTTTGATATGAATGTGGTATTGTTTATATCGGTCTGGTCAAACGGCAATGATTGAAGTTGAGATTTAAGATTGTGTAACGCATCCAAAAGGCTACCCAAGTGTCGCGTATCCATATAGACACCGTTCTTTGTCCAGTGATACTTGCCATCATCACCTTGCAAAAACAACCGCAAATCCAAACATTCATTGCCATGCTTCTTTACCATTGACACCCTAACCTGCGCTCTACCTTTTTCCTGTGCTATCCACATATTTCCCTCCAAGACGGATTTATCCAAACCCTCCAAAAACAGAGTACGTACCTCGTTGGGAGGAGACAACCCAACACCCTCTCAAGTTCTGAATCCTGACCTCTGGCTCCGGGGTAGAGTTACCCCCCCTATATCCCCCCCAAGTACGTACTGTACCTGAGGAGTCTACCCCGTATGCCGTCGGCCTATCATCGTCACCGTCGAAAGTGCTGAAAATCTGCTCACCGGACCATTCATCAGCGTTTCCTACCCGATGCGGTGCGCCTCTCTGGAACTTTCATCCAAAGCGTAGGGTTTTTTTTCACCCCAATATGTTGCTTAGATTTTTACTTTTGCGCCTCGGCCAACTTTCGGAACTCTCTCGGAGTGCGGCACTCAAAAGGCAAATGTTTTACTTGAACAACTAAACCAAAGATAATTGGGCGCGATTACCACCGAGATACAACTCAGCCTCTGTACGAACATCTATAAGCATTTCTGCAAGTTGTTCGTTCTGTGTTTCGAGACAGAACTGCGGTGTGTTAATCGTCCACTCAGAACCTTCGTACAACTCAGCTTTGAGCGTAACGGTTACGAGTGTCACATCATCTTTGGCTTTGAAATTTACTGCGCGAACTGCGGTGGGATTGCGTGTAGGCCAGTTTGGTTCGATGCCCAATATGGAGGAAAAAATGTATGGGCAAAGTTTTTGAAGTGCTTGGTAGAACTCTGGTCGTGGTGAATCCGTAAAGTCAGACTTGTGTACGGAACCATCATCGTCTGCGGTATTGATTGTTACTATTACGCCACCTTCTTTGAGTTGATACCCAACTTTTGTTATCATCCGATATATCTCCATCTTAAACACCTGTTGGTAACTGTGGGAGAACCTCTCCCAAGAAATATAGAAACTGGATGTGTTTACATTCTTTACGTGCAGGGCAGTCACAGGACGGTTTTAAGCCACGTTTATCGAAGGTAACATTGTAGGGGTGGGCATTGGGCTTTTGCACCTGATAGTGCAATGATGTGACCCTTGTGACTTTATAACCGTCTGTGACCATACTGAGGAACCCATGACAACGCTTCAGGTCATCGACCTTGCGTAGCTGTTTCACGCATTGTATCAGCGTTTTGTCATCGGGGTCGCTCATATTGGCTTCCAATTCATAAAGTTCTCGGCAAATTCTTCGATCTCAAAGTCCTTGCCGAAATAATCCTGTCCAATATCTTGTAATACTGAGGCCATTAGATCAATAGGGTAAAAAGTTGCGCCCTCTTTGAACGGTGCTGATACAAGTTCTGTGCCTGTGTTTGAAAATTCTTGTGCGTCATATTCTTCGACCTTGTGAAAGCCAGTGCGCCTGCCGTTGTTATCGTATATTGTTATCAAGTGTCTCATGCCGCGTTCCTCTCGTCACGAAGGGCGAAATACTTTTCAATCGCCTTGCTTGCTGTTTGCGAGTCGCGTGGAGATTTCAACCACTCACGCAGTTTGTCTTGTTCTTCCAAGCCCAGCCATTGGGCATCAACGAATGAGTCCAACAACCCACGTTGTTTCTCGCTCATTGGCTTTGTTTCCACCTTCGGCAGTTCGGGAGAACCTTCTACATCTGCGCCCAATTCTTCCAACGATGTCATACCAATGTTTGTGGCAAATCGTAATGCTCTGGCAATGGCGCGTGTCTCTGCCATGCGTATAGCGTGTAATGCAATAGATGCCATAGATACGTTCTTAGGGTTTGCGTCCCCAATACCTGTGAACGTGCCTTTTTTGGTCTTTACTGTCGCCTTAACAATGGCAGTGTTGGCGTTTTCTACCGATGGAACCTGAATCAAATCTGTGTCTACGGATTCCAAGTTGTCTTGGTGTGCGACATCCAAAAGCCCTGCAAACAGGATGAAGTCTTTGCCGTGTAAGTTTACGATGTGTTTAGGGTCTGTCATTGCACTGCTCCTTGTTATTCAATGATTATTTTGCCATAGTTATCTGTGGGGAATGGTTGATAGTAATTTCCCGACAATCGCTCTACAGTGCCATTTGAATTAAAATCCAAAACCGCATAACCATTACACTCTAAAGAAACGCCACCATTAGCTGTCTCGAGGAGACTAAACTTTGCCTCTACTGGTTTAATCTCATCTAATTCACCTGCAATCTTGCATACGATCTTATTCATTGCTGTAACCTTTTTTGAGATTGTGGGGTGGGGCAACCGTTCCCCAACAGTCACCCCTACGATGTTCGCCTTGTGATACCTCTCCGAACACCTACCCCTCAATGAGACTCAAAACTTTATCCAATGCGTCACGAGCAGATTCTACGTGCATCAGTGCCGAACCAAGAAGTTGATCAAGGTCGGGTTCTTCAGTAAAATTGTCGTCCAGTTCTACGCTAATCTCATCCAACTCGTTCCTTACTTTAATGAGGTTCAAAAAGTCCACTTGTCCGATGACGTTTTGTGATAGTGTTTGT